TAAATTCAAAAGAATGGAAAGAATTTGCTATTAGACTTAAAACCAATCCACCAGAATATTGTAAAAAGTATTGTGGATATAAAAAGAAAACAAGTATAAGATCAGAGATTAATTTTGATGACAGATAAAATTGATAAAATAATAGACCATACACTTGGTGTTGTTGAAGAAGAAAAAAAGCAACCCAAGAAACAAGTTGCAGTACCAAGACCAAAAGAAAATGATGATATTGATTCAGATTACAAATATCAGAGAGAAAATTTTTACAATTTAATTGAAAGAGGACAAGATGCAGTTGAAGGTATTCTAGAACTTGCTCAAGAATCTGATCATCCACGTGCATACGAAGTTGCAGGCAATTTAATTAAACAAGTCGCAGATGTAACAGAAAAACTTGTTGATCTACAAACAAAAATGAAAAAATTAAAAGAAGTTCCCAACAGCGGCCCAAAGAATGTAACAAATGCTTTATTTGTCGGGTCTACTGCTGAATTACAAAAAATGCTAAAAAAGAAAGATGATTAATTTAGAAAACTCTTCAGTTGATCTAGACATATCAAATAAATGCACCTTAGAGTGTAATCGATGTGAACGTCAAGAATTACGTAGCATGAATAAAAGTGTGCCTGGTGGTGATATGTCAGTCGATGATTTTATCAAAGTTTGTGATTATTATGGAAATGATGAAAACTATATTGCATTCTGTGGTCCTATTAGTGATCCTATATTTAATCCAAATATCTTAGAATTTTTAAAGATTGCATATGAAAAAAATAAACGTATTAAAATTCATACAGCTGCAACGTCAAAAGATAAAAAAATTGAATGGTATGAAAGAGCATTTGATACGAATCCTAATGCAAGGTGGATATTTGGTTTAGACGGATTACCAGATAAAAGTTGGATTTATCGAGTTAATCAAGACAGTGATTTAATTTACGATGCAATGTTATTGTGTGCAAAAAAGAATATGGATGTAATATGGCAGTATTTGGTTTTTGGTTATAATGAAGAACAAGTAGAAGAAGCAAAAGAGATTGCTGAAAAAAATAATATTACTTTAGAAATAAATCATACTTCTAGATATATTGATCATGATTTATATAAACCAACAAATGATGTTGTTAAGGAAACAAAAAAAACTGTGGATAGTGGTTTTTATCCAAGATGTTTGTCAGACGATAGACCACCTTATGTAAGTGCAACAGGTCAAATACTTCCTTGTTGTTGGGTTGATCAACCTACAGTAAATTTTTTAGAAAACGATCCTGTCATATCAACTTTAAATAGAGAAGACTTTAATATTAAAAATGTAAAAGATATAAAGGATGTATATGAACATGAAGTATATAAAAAGTTTTATAATGATTTAATAAATAATCATGATAGTTGTTCAGAATATTGTAAGAAAAAATGTTCTCTTAAAATGGAAAACCCAACTAGAATAAAAAAGTACTATGGAAAATTATCTAGGAAATCCTAATTTAAAAAAAGTAAATGCCGTTCAAGAATTTACCAAAGATCAAATACTTGAATACCAAAAGTGTATGGATGATCCATTATATTTTGTTAAGAACTATGTGAAAATTGTATCGCTTGATCATGGTTTGATACCATTTAAACCATATGATTTCCAAAAAGAAATGATAGGTACATTCCATAAAAATCGTTTCACTATTTGTAAACTTCCTAGACAATCTGGTAAATCTACAATTATGATTTCGTATCTTTTGCATTATGCATTATTCAATGCAAATGTTAATATTGCTATACTTGCCAACAAAGCTGCAACTGCAAGAGATTTATTAGGAAGACTGCAACTTGCATACGAAAACTTACCTAAATGGTTACAACAAGGTGTTATGTCATGGAATAAAGGATCACTTGAATTAGAAAATGGATCAAAGATTCTCGCATCATCCACATCAGCATCAGCAGTTCGTGGTGGTTCTTACAACATTATATTCTTAGATGAGTTTGCATACGTGCCATCTAACGTTGCCGATGAATTTTTTAGTTCTGTCTATCCTACAATTTCTTCTGGTAAAAATACAAAAGTTATTATTGTATCAACACCCCATGGTATGAATATGTTCTATAAATTATGGAACGATGCTCAACATCAAAGAAATACTTATATTCCTATTGATGTGCATTGGAGTGAAGTACCAGGTCGTGATGAAAAATGGAAAGAAGAAACAATTAAAAATACAAGTGAACAACAATTTAAAACTGAATTTGAATGTGAGTTCTTAGGGTCTACAAATACTTTAATAAATGCATCTAAACTTAGACAATTATCTTATATAGAACCCATTCAACGTAATGCTGGTTTATCTGTATATGAAAATCCTATAAAAGATCATGTTTATTTTATGACTTGTGATGTTTCTCGTGGAACAAAAAACGATAATTCTGCATTTAGTGTAATGGATGTAACACAAATACCATATAAAGTTGTTGCTACATTTAAAGATAATGAAATCAAACCATTAATGTTTCCACATAAAATTAATAGTGTTGCAAAAGCATATAATCATGCATATGTTTTAGTAGAAGTTAATGACATTGGGGAACAAGTATCTAATAATTTACATTATGATTTAGAATATGATAATATTGTTATGTGTTACATGAGAGGACGTGCTGGACAAATCATGGGTGGAGGTTACTCTGGTGGAAAGGCACAAATGGGTGTTCGTACAACTAAAGCAGTAAAAAAGATAGGAACATCTAATTTAAAACAAATAGTTGAATCAGATAAAATGATTATTGAAGACTTTGATATGATCAATGAATTATCTACTTTTGTGGTTAAGGGAAATCAAATACAAGCAGAGGAAGGTTCTACCGATGATCTAGCAATGTGTTTAGTATTATTTGCGTGGGCATGTGATCAAACATATTTTAAAGAACTAACAGATGTTAACATTCGTGCAAAAATGTATGCTGAAACACAAAATCAATTAGAATCAGATATGGCTCCTTTTGGATTTGTTGATGACGGAATACATGATCCATACGAAACAAGTGAATATGGACAAGTTTGGACTACTGTCGATATACCTAAATGGGATGATTAAAGTAATTCTATTAGATCATTATCTAATTTAATCCAACAATTATGACAAAGTACTTTAGAATTATCGATAAGTGTCAATATCTCATCTCTAGTGCCATTTATTGCAGTAGTTTTGGACTTTTTACGAATTTCAGAATCATGAGGATGAAATTTAAGACACACTGTTTCAGATTCACCACAGTTTGTACATGATTTATCAGATAGATGATTATTCAACCAAGAAACTCTTTTATTATAATGTCTTCTAGCAACCTTTTTTATAGTTTCTTTGTATTTTTCATAATGTGTTTGCATATCTGTATTTATATATACTTAGTATATAAAAACAACAAGGTAGAAAAATTAATTTCTATAAATAATACGAAAAATAAGATTAAATCTTTGAATAAAGGAGACAACCCATGGCATTTCTAGTTTCACCTGGTGTTCAGGTAAATGAAATCGATTTAACGAATGTCGTTCCCGCTGTTGCAACATCAATTGGCGCAATTGCTGGACCATTCGCAAAAGGCCCTGTTTCTAGCGTTACAACAATTAGTTCCGAAGAAGAATTAGTAAAGGTGTTTGGTAAACCAAATGCAAGCAACTTTGAAACTTTCTTTACTGCTGCAAACTTCTTGGGTTATGCAAATGCCCTAAAGGTTGTTAGAGCAGAATCTGGTATTACTAATGCTGGCGCAAATAGTGGCATATTAATTAGAGATGATGAGCATTATCTAACATCATTCTCAACAGGACAAGGTTCTCACGGTGAGTGGACTGCAAGAACAGCTGGAACATGGGGTAATTCCCTAGGCGTTTCTATCTGTGCAACTGCAACTGCTTACGAACAAGCGCTTGGTGCAAACAACCAGGTTAATGACGCTTCAGCTGCTGTAGGAGACACATCAATTACAGTTGACGATGCTGATGCAGCAGGATATGCATTCAACGTAGGCGACATGATTTCGTTCTACACTGATGCAGCTGCAACTACACCTGTTTCAGGTGAAGAGGGTATCGAATACGAAGTAACTGCAATTTCAACTAATTTATTAACATTTAAAAGAAAAGATGATGTTAATGGATTAGGTCTAAAGACTGCGATACCAGATGATGCATACATCAAAAGACGTTGGAGATTCTATGATTACTTCGACAGAGCACCCGGCACATCAGCATGGGCATCTTCAAATGCAAAAGGTACAGCTGATGAATTACACGTTGTAGTTTATGACGAAGACGCAACATTAACAGGATTCGGTATTGACGGAAACGGAAACCGAGGTAAAGCAATCGTTGAATTATTTGGATTTATGTCAAAACATCCAAATGCTAAAGATCCACAAGGCAACTCAAACTATTACCCAGATGTTATCTTTAGAGAATCACAACAAATTTATTGGACAGATCATATTAGTGCTGGTACAAATTGGGGTACTGATTTGTCTGGTACAACTGCATTTACTGCTGTTAATACACCAAATGTTGATTCACTAACAGGTGGAACAGATGATTACGCTGTAACTGCTGTTGAAATGCAAACTGCATATGAAAAGTTTGCAGACGCTTCAGTTGAAGATGTAAATCTAATTCTAGGTGGACCATCATCAATCGTTGCTGATACACAAGCTGCTTATGATACTCACGGTACAATGTTGAGTGATATTGTATTAGGAAGATTAGACTGTATTGCATTTGTATCACCAAGACGTGGTGCTGTAGTTGGAGCAACAAATTCGACAACTGCAACTGATGCTGTTGTAAATGATGCCGCAACTTTACCAAGTAACTCTTACTTAGTACTAGACAGTGGATACAAATACATGTATGATAAGTACAATGATACATTTAGATTTGTACCATTAAACGGTGATGTTGCTGGAACATGTGCTAGAACTGATCAAGTAGCAGATGCATTCTTCTCACCTGCTGGATATAACAGAGGAAGAATCAGAGGTGCAATCAAATTAGCATACAATCCAAATCAATCTGAAAGAGATAGACTATACAGAGGTCGTGTTAATCCTGTAATCAATCAACCAGGTCAAGGTGTTGTTCTGTTTGGTGATAAAACGGCATTGACATCCCCTTCAGCATTTGATAGAATAAATGTTAGAAGATTGTTTATTCTTTTAGAAAAAGCAATTTCAACTGCTGCTAAATTCCAACTCTTTGAGTTCAACGATGAATTTACAAGGGCACAATTTAGAAGTTTAGTAGAACCATTCTTACGTGACATTCAAGGACGTAGAGGTATTACAGACTTCTCAGTAGTAGCAGACGGAACAAATAACACTGGTGAAGTTATCGATAGAAACGAATTTGTCGCAGACATTTTTGTTAAACCATCTAGATCAATTAACTTTATCAACTTAAACTTCGTAGCGACACGAACTGGTGTAGCGTTCACTGAAGTAGCAGGAGCAGTATAATGGCAAACATAGACGATTTTAAAGCAAATCTTGTAGGCGGCGGCTCACGTGCTAATCAGTTTAGAGTGACTATTACACCACCGACTGGTATCGCAATCGGACTGAATGTAAGACAAGCATCTTTCTTAGCGAAGGCTTCAAACTTACCAGGTCAAACACTTGGTGAGATTCCTGTACCATTTAGAGGTAGAAATATCTACATCGCAGGTGATAGAGAGTTCGAA